TACTGCATAACTCGCTGATGTTGCGAATTCAGCAGTTACACTTGCACCACTTACATATGATGCACTTGCTGCTAGTCCCGCAAAGTCTGCATAACTAGTAAACGACCCAGTAACTTGTGTAGTAATTCTACCGGGAACAATGTTTATGTTATATTGGTCACCTTCTCTAATAACAACCCGAAGATTTGGAATATCGGTATTGACAATAAAATTGCTCATCTATTATCTCGTGGCCGCTGGACGAACAACGAAGTATCCTTCAAGAACACGACGAGTGATGGAACCACTGGTCATCTTCACATCATACACATATTTGCGTTGTGTAAGTGCACTAGTATCTGCTGGGGTAAGTTCTACATAAAAACTTCCTGAGGTCTGTGGGGTTAATTTTGTGATAGTGAATGTGGCAGCAACTTCATCGGTGGTAAAGTTTTCACGAACTTGACCAGTAAATGTGTAGTTTGTTATATCTAAGTATGAGTCTGTATCTATATTTTCTAGGCTGGTCAATATCTTAAATGTTTCCCCTTGACCGATATTAAATTCAGTAATTTCTGCCATAGTTGTCCTCGAAAAAATACACCTTTATATAAGTATCACAAAGTATTGGTATATAACAAAAAACCCCACTTTTTAGGTGGGGTTTTTACTTTTACTACACTATTAGTAGTTGAGGATGCAGTAGTCTGGTTGGATGGTAAGTGAGATACTTGCGGGATCATCCTTTTCCCAACTCATTTCACCAAATTCAACCTTGGTGATTTGTGCGCCCTTAAGAATCCATTCTTCAACTTTATCACCTACTGGACCAAGAACATTGATGATAATGTCCTTCTTGTAGAATTCTGCGTATCCGTCACGACCGGTGACTGATTCGTGGTGAAGACGAACCCATTCCATTACTGCTTGTGCGCCAGATGGTACGATAGGATCGTATAGTTCAACTGATAATGAATCCCATACACTCTTTCCCTTAACGTATCTTTGGAGATTGATGTGGTCAAGTTTCTTGACTTCTTGGGTCAACTTAGGACGTTCAATCTTCTTAATAAGATAAGATGGGATACCATCTATTAACATGATATACCGATTCGCAGTCTTTGGTTCGAATGCGGTAAAAAATAGTTCTTGTTCACTGACCAAATTTGCCATATGGCTCTCCAGATATAGATTGGTACTTTAAATAAATAGTGGTTATTGGAAAAACTGATTAAATGGTATCGAAGGTTGCACCAGTTGGGAGAATGTTGAAATCCAACTTGATAAATTCTGCGGTACGGGTTGGTTGGAGGAAGATTGCACCTTGGAGGATGTTACGATCAATTACATCTGGGGTGTTGTTGGTGTCGTCCATTACCACACGGAAGGCAGTTAAACCAGAACGTTGTTGAATACCAGCAAGATATGGATTGACGATATTCAAGAAACGATTACGAGTTGCTTCGGTGTTTTGTTCGAACACTAAGAAACGTGCTGAACTTGCGATAAACTTCTTAACGGTGATGAGAAGACGGCGAACATTGACACGATCAAGAGCCGATGATTTGGTTTGTAATGTCTTTTGTCCCCATACGCAGATACCTTGACTTGGGAATTGTGCAATTGGGTTGACCTTACCTTCATAAAGTACGTCACGGTTATCTTGGCTTAGACGGAGTTTGACACCGACTGCGCCAGGAATTCCACCACGATTTAAACCTGCTGGTGCAAACCACTCTGCACCAACACTATCGTTGAATGCATATACTTCTGGAATTACTACTGACGGTGGTGCCCATAATAATTTGTTAGTAAGTTCGTCTTTGATACGGACCCATGGATAGTACACTGCTGCATAGTTAGTATCCAATCCTTCTGCTTCAAGTACAGCAGAATCGATTGTTGCATCTAATCCTGCAAGGTCCATGATATAGAATGCGTCACCACGGGTTTCACAGAGACTTACTGCTTCTTGTGTAACGTCTGCGTGTTGATTTTGGTTGACACCAGGAACTAATAGTAAGTTAAAATCTACATTGTCTGCATTACTTAAAGTATCTAATGCTCTACTATAAGCAACGGTTCCTGATGATGCTGCGGTGTCAAGATCAAATCCAAATACGTTAGCAGATGTGATATTGGAACCCATTGCCTTGTAAACTGCTGGATTCATACCATCAAACCCACCTTGTACTGGCACGGTGAACTTACGGTATACTACGTCTGTCTTAGCATTTGCACCAGTTAATGCAATACTACGTGAGAATGGTGCGGTGGTTTGTGGTACTTGTTCACCTAAGTCACCAATATTAAATTCAAGACTACCACTGACTGAGGTACTTAATACTGGATTTAGATATGCAGTTGATGTTGTGTTACTGAAATCATATCCGTAGAATAACTTCTTATCTACTGCAGAAGTAGTATAACTACCAAGTACTCCTGCGGTTGCCCAACGACTGGTGATAAGTGAACCAGTGGTCATTTGTGCTTGTGTTCCTGGTACGGTTGTAAACACTCCTGCAAATCCGTATGGTACTGCTGCAGTTGGTATCACTGCTTCTGTTACTTCTACTCGGATATATTTTGATCTATTTGCAAAATCACCAATATAGATAGTTTCACCAGTATCTGCTTGATATGTTGGAACACTGTTACCAATTTGTCTACCGATATAGTTACTGTCGGTTGGGTCCAATGTTAAGTTGTTGAAACTTTCTAATACATTCATTTGAACATCGGTATCATTGATGTCTCTGACTAACAACGAGAATGTTCCGTAGGTACTACTTCCTGTTGCTGGAGCCGTGATACCAGAGATAGAAATCTTAATTTGTGCGTTTGCTGAGTTACCATCACTTAATGTGTGAACCTTAAACAAGTTGTGACGAGTTCCACCGATAGTTTGTGACTTAATCCATGGGGTCACTGCGTTACTATAATCAACTCCAGTTACAACCGAAACTGGATTTGTTGTTAAATCTAATGTTTGAAGTGATGCACTTAATACAGGAGTACCTGTTCCAATTTGTCCAAGTACATCTGGGAACACTGCGTACACATATGCATTGTAGTCGGACTCGGTTTGTGGATTGGTTCCGTAGAATTGAGAAATGAAATTTGAACTGTTTTTACTAGTACTTAATGCACTTCCTGTTTGAGATCCTAATGCACCAGAAATTGCAAGAGCAAAACTAGCAGTTGTACCTGTGACACTCACAGAATTTAGGGTTTCTCCACCGATAGTTGGGTGTAATACTGCAAACACTTTTGTTCCGGCACTACCAGTTGCATAAACTACTGCAACTTGTTTTGAGTACCCTTCGGTTCCCAACACACGAACAACGGTTGCTGCTCCGGCTTCTTGTAAGTAATTCTTTACTGCATACCCTGTATATGAAGTACCGTCAGGTTCACCGAACGTGGTTACGAACCCATCAATACCTTGAACTTGGGTAGGAATAAATGCTGGTCCCTTTGTAGTTGGACCTACGAAGGCTGCACCGATTTGTGCGATTCCTTCCGGGAGGAATGATAGGTCACGTTCTTGCGTAAATACGCCTGGTGACACGATTCTTTCTGCCATACGGTATTCTCCAAACTAAATTTGTTTATTTTTCTGATGTAAACTCGCCGGTCTCAAAGTTAATTGAGCCTATTCCATATTTTTCAGATAACCGATTGACTAATTTTTGTTCTTCCGCCAGTAAAGATTGAAACACTTTTGTACCGTCTTCAATCTTTTTTTCTAACTCTTGTTGTTCAATTTTAAGTAAATTGACTTGTAACGTTGCTTGTCCGACTTCACCAATTGTGGTTGACAGTTTGGACCGTAATGCATTTACTTCTTGTAACTCTTCTTCTGTAATTTTTGACATATATAACCTCTTTGGTATGTAATACAACTCGTATAATAAATATCTGTTTTTTTACCTAAACATCAATTATTAACCTTCTATTTCGGTAAAAGTTACAACTTTCTTTACAGGATATCTTGGACGTATTAGTGGTCCTCTATGCGACCCCTCATCCAATTGGGTTTCTGGAAGCAAATACGCATATACCGTTAGATCGAACGCAGTTCGTATTACTCTGTCTGAATTGGTTGGTACTTCGGTGGTATGGGTAAATGACTTTAACATCGCACGGAACTTATATGCGTTACGCTCCCCCCAAAAATCATCACTTTCGAACGAGATATTTTCCACAATTTTATTCATTTGTTCCATATATTCGGTCCAAATGAGACACTTATATGTTATTATATAATAATCAGGTGATGCGGTCGTATCATAATATACTCTGCTTGGAGTTATTCCATTCACCACGTTATATCGGTCATACGGAGTTCGTCTGTCCCATCCAGTAGAAAATGTTCGTTCATAGTAATTGTTGACAGGCGAACTAATTGCCTTTTGTTTTTCCATATTACTTCTACGTATCATGATTATTGGTAACTGTACTTTACCAATGGAATCACGAAGTACCCCATCACGTTGAGCAGATTTCCAACGTTCTGGATCACCGTATATTATTGGTACATTTATTGCTACACCACTTTGATTAACAACGGGCTTGATTCGTTGACTGAGATATTTTAAAATTGAATTATCAACTGTATATAACGTAATATTTGGCGGAAATATATTTCCTTCGTCTTTTACCGTATCATTTGCTCTATTTTGTGTTCTAATCGATTGTTGATTATCTACTTCTACTTGGGTAGTTTTACTCATATTTGTACCTCCTCAATATCAATACTGTTTCTACGAGAAAGGTGAGCCATACAAATTATAGCAGTATTAAATCCAGGTTTACCTGCAATTAACTGCGTTTCTGTAATGTTGTAAATTTCATAGTAGTGATTATTGTACCCTATAATATCACCAATTTCTGGGTACGTGTTTACTTCTGCTAACATACGACGAGCAAATCTGAATTCTGTTTGTTGTGTTTGGTTTGTACCAAATCCATCACTTGTGGCAACAGTATTTTTATCGTATTTAACAATTGCATTAATTTTTACAGGATTGTATCGTGGTTTACTTGTACTTTCGCCGTAGATATTAACTTTTGCAGAACTTACTACAATTTTATACAATATTACTCCAACATCCATCGCTTCGTCAATCAATTCCCGAGTGATGTGTTGTATAAAATCAAAGTCTCGCTGTGTGACAAATCTTGCCATTTAATTATCCGATATAGATGAGTGTTGGAATATTCTTAAAGATTTTATGCATGGCTTCTGCATTTTCCATTTCTTTTTTCATCTGTGCTGCTTGACCAGTTTGTTCTAATGTTTCTCGTAGTTCCTTAATAAGATTTTCTTTTTCTTTCTCTGCTTCACGACGAAGTACTTCACCGTCTAAACGAATTTCTCCGTCTGGATATGGAATTTCTTGGAACTTAGATCGAATAATACCCAACAATTCTTTTGCTAATGCAAGTGTATAACGGAATATCCATAGTCGTGACATATCGTTTATCTTTGAGTATGTCATATTACTGTATGGAATGTTTGATAGGTCACTGATGATATTACTTCCTGATTGGTATACTTTTAATTTCTTATCTTCTACGACCATGTAATCAAACCAAACAATTTTAGTGTCAGTAAATATAGGTGCAAATCGTATTACATTATTAGATACTTCAAATGAATATTGACTCTTACGAATCATATCATTGATTTCGATTGCTTGAATACGGAGCAAGTCTTCATATGCAGGCATCATTACGAAGGTGACTGGTGGTGAGTATCCATCGAATCCAAATTCTGCCATTAAGTTGGTTAATCCAAGACCTGTAGTTGCAAATGGGTCATAATAACGAGCGATTGCTGGTGGCATATAGTGATAGATACGGCGAATTTCGATTGCCTTTCCACCTTCATGTACATCTGACCATAGTGCTTTAAGGTCATAGGATTGTGTATATGCGGAAGCAGTGATATATCCTTTCTTTACTTGTACGTCACCCCCTGTTTGTGCTTCTACACCATAATCTGCTGCAATACGAACCAAAGAGGGAATGGCAGAGGCAATAACGTTACGTTGAGTTGCAGAAGTATTTGTTGTTGCTCCTTGCAACTTTAACATATATTCTCTTGCATTAAATTGATTAACTTGATTACCGTAGGTACTAACTGATTCTTCAAAACATGCATAGATTTGTTTATCAATCAATTCCACTTCTACAACAGGCCATCCTAATTTACGTGCAACAAATTCTGCCGCCAATGGTGCATCAGTTTGAAAGTCAGAATCATTATCGTAAAATCCAAATGGAGTTATTCCAAATGGACTTGAAGGACTACCATCATAGAAAATTGGTTCTTGTGTTTCCATAGTACTCTCTAATAAAGGACTAGTAATAAATAGTTTTATTAAAACATTAACTCATATTTTGGGTAATAGAAATAAAAAGGGTGACCTTTCGGCCACCCAATTTATTCCCTCCGTTAATTAATCAAATTAGATTTGATCCAAATTTGCGATAAGAACTTTACCGAAGAATTCTGGACGTACTACCTTCTTTGCGTAACGGGTCATCACACCACGGCGTGGTGTGAAGTTGTTTGGATCATAGACCAATGGGGTCATGATGAGTGGGATATATGGTGCGTATACTGCACCAGTTTCGAGGAAGTTACTTCCACGGAAGCCCATTAACAACACATTTTCCTTCATGTATGGGTTCTTGTAGATGGTGTAACGGTTTTGGAATGAACCAACCTTGGTTATGCCACCTGCGAATTCCATCTTGTCACCATCGGTACTTGCAAGGAAGCCTGGGATGGTTTCAAGGATTGTTGCTACGGTTGGTGAGCAAACTGCGAAGTTTGCGCCGCCGCGCATGGTGAGTTGGTGAATACGGTTACTTACCTTTTGCATCTTTTGGCCAAGTGTTTGGAACCCGG